CAAGCTTTTAGCTCCGCCTGCCTTATGCGCCGACCGATTTGTAATTTTATGCCTTATGCGCCGATCTTTTTTGGGAGACACTTTATGCGCCGATGCCTTATGCGCCGATCTTATGCGTCAGCCCGTAATTTCCATATGCGTACCCGCCTGCCTTATTTATGAATTTTTATGCAAAAGTGATGGTAAATATTCATTATGCGCCGACTTTTATTTTTTGGAAGCGGTGTCCTCGTCGTCTGGGAGGCTCTGCGCGGCCTTCAAAATTTGCTCGTCGCTCATGTCATCCAAAGGGTTGGCCGGTTTGATGGCTATCTGCTGCTCATTGGAATACTGTGTCGTACGACCCATGCGATTAATGGCTTTGAATATGTTCCATGCAGGGTTTTTGGCGTGTATTGCCTGCTCTTCGTTTATCATTTCCATCCAGTTGTTGATAGGTTCGAGAGTATCGGCAAACGTCGTCGTGCTTGTAACGATTTGGTATTCTCCTGAGTCAATGAGTTCTTGCATAGTTTTACTTTTTCCATGCAATATTTTTTTAGAATTACTCTCTGTATTATTTTTTTCTACATTATCTTCTTCTATGCTATCAACAGTATTATATCTCTCTATATACTGTCTTAACCTTTCCTTACTACTGGTACTATATATATACTGATTAGATATGGTATCGAGTATAGAATAGCAGATATATTCTGTATGATCGGAAGTATAAGCTACCAAAGAACTTTTACTTATATTAAGGAAATATGCTATAGAAGCATAAGTAGGAGTCCAGCCTGTTTTTTTACTCCATTCTTCAAAACGAGAAAGGGCAATTGCCATTTGCAGGGGATTTTCATAAATCTTGTGGCCCCATCCAATGGCTATATGCATTATGCGGTCACCGGTCCCGGCGTCAAACGGAAGTTTTTTATCAATTGGGGACAAGTGGTGATCTCCGTCGCTGAACTGGGAGCCGTGGGTACTTGTGCCTTTGCGTATAACCGATATATCCTCTCCAAAAGCATCTTTCATCTGCTGCCGATTGTGGACATCCAGCCTTTCGGGTTCATCTTCCGCTGTAATATCTATACTATCTTTCTCTTTCATCCTTATCACTTACTTTCTTTATAGGATTTATCTATCTTAGAGATATTGCACATACATTCCCATGTATTAGCTGAAACTTTCTTTATCTTTCCACACTTAGGGCAATAGATCAATGCCATGAGTCCATATTTTTCTCATTACGCCTTTCCTAGCACTTCCCGTTTACCGTTAAGCATGACCTACATTTTTGGCAACAGTCGCTTATGATCTGCCCTATGCGCTGCCTTGACAAACCATATTCCGCAGCAAGTTCAGACTTTCGGTAACCAGAAAGCCATTTTGTGAAAATGCTTTTATCTCTGCCGTCCGGGAGGGAACGGAGCATCTGGCAAGCAATTACTCTATTTTCTGCGCCGTTAAAGTCGGCATAAAACGGTACAATATCACCGAGAGTCCTAACGTCATTATCGTTTTGAGACATAAGCGGAGCATCAAGGCTAGTCACAGTAAAGTGGCGCTGTAGATTGCGCCTCTCTGCTTCATGGTGGCATTCCGATTTAATGCGGAGCACCGCCACATAAGCAAACGTGCTTTTCGCCGGATTGTAAGCCTGTGCAGCCTTGCATAGACCAATAGCTGCAATACCATACCAATCCCTTGCAGGGCGGTAATTATATTTATACAGCGTGTACCATATTAATTTTTCGTTATCTTCAACCAGTTTCTTTTGAGTTGCAGTAAGCATCTTTTTTAACCGTTGCCCCCTTTGCTTTGATTTAATGGTTTAATCTCAAAAATAGTAGTCGCTCAGCTTTGGCCTCCTAGCTTTCAGCAATTCATCGGCGTACATTTTATTCGTCCTTTCTAAATTATCGTTTTTCAAAGCATTTCAGCCCCTTTTATATGCCAGACGTGAAATTACCCTCGGAAGCTGTAAAATCTTCTCTATGGTCTCCAGAAACGCTGGAAATGGCATTGTAGCCATTGCATTCAAACTGCAAATTACTTCCGACGTGATTTTACTCCTCCAATCCACTTATCAAGGCTGAACGGCACAAATTTTGAATTATGCCAACAGCCTTTGATACTGCAAACATCTTCGCCACGTTCTGCGTCCCAGCCCTCAAATTTGCACTCACAGCATTTATCATTTTGAAGCGGTGCTGCTATCTCGGAATGATACATTGTGCGCGCTCCTTTACCTATACCCATCAGTCATGGCCTGCGGAATTATGGCATTTGCTCTCTTTGAAATGCACAAATTATAGAGGCTGGCGCCGAGCGCCATATATTCACCAATTGCGGTCTGCTCGTCATAAAAGCTCTGCCCAAACTTGCAGACAGAACAACAAAACAAGTCTCCGTTATCAAAATCGTGTTGCATTTCTTCGCAAAAATGTTTTCCGTTCAATAGTTGCCGATAATGAGTATGCAATCTTGAAATAAGCGCGCTCGTGGTTCCAATATAAATTTTTCCCGTCCGCATATTTAGAATTTTGTAGACGCACGGATTATTGGTTTGGAATTGGATTCTTCCTTTGTGAACATAGTATGTGGTCTGTTGCGTGAATTTCGATTTGTCAAAATAAATTTTAGCTGGGCTTGGCGAGTATATCCATTCTTCTCGCATTATGTGCGCTCCTGTTCGCTCACGACCGGTTCCTTACGCTTGCGACAGTTAAACCACCAATAAGGGCAGCGCCAATGCTCTATGCCGTCGATGGTTTCTACAAACCGGCACTCTGCATCAAACAGCCCGTTCAGCTTTCTAAGCCGATACATCATGTGAAACTGATTCGTATATATATCGCAAAGAGCCACGCCGGACTTCATCTCAATTCTGGTAGTGCGCTCCATTTTTTGTGCCTCCTAATGCGAATTATTTGCATTTACTTGTGGAGAAAGTCCACAAGCCTTATGGAGAAACTCCATAAGTAAAACTCCTTCTGAGCACTTTTGAAGTCGTCTCTTATGGAGAAACTCCATATGCGCCGATTGCCAACAAACGCAACATGCAAGCCATTTTTCAAGCATTTTCAGCCACTTTGTTATGTACCGCTTGCTTATGGAGAATCTCCACACAATATTATATTATGCCAGGGGGTGCGACTTTTTAAGAGCTGTCTTTCCATATCTGCCAACGGTCTGAAAATGAAAAATGGCACGTTTCGTGTTTGTACTTTGCGCCTGTCTGATTTTCAAAAACGATAAAGCCTTTTTCAATCAATTCATCTCGCGCCCTGTAAAAAGACTTCGCAGACAAGCCAATTTTTGCAGCCAACGTCGTTGAAAATTCAAATTCGTCTCTGCCTCGCGCCCATTGCTTCATATAGGAATAGAGTTTGAACGCATTTCCTGATAGGCTGCGGCAGGCATCCGCTTTCATCATATTCTCTGTTAGCCTTATATGCCGGTCATCTGGGTAAACACCCTCATAGCTTTTGAAGCTGCGGGCTAATTTTCTGCGTGACGTTTCACTTACCCCCATTTTCTTGGCCGTTAGGGATTAAAGGCCGAAATAAAAAAGAGCACCAAAACCATAATCAAAAAGGTTTTGGCCCTCAAAGGTGCTCTGCTTACATGGCACGGGCTGGCAGATTTGAACTACCATCTGCGGCTTCAAAGACCGCCGTGCTGCCGTTACACTAAGCCCGTATGTTGCCGCTTTTTATCGTTGTGCGGCGCAAGAAACGGCTAAAACAAAATCCCCCTTAGTGCCAGTTATGAGTTCATGCGCTCTCACTGGCATATCCGGAGCCGGTTTTCCTCGCCACTATCTCGCGGCTGGATACTGCGGCTCCATCTTCTACCGCAGGAGATCAGCCCTGCGAGCCGCCATATTGGTCGGCTGTCAACCATCCATCACGCTGGATTGGCAAGGGCGCTGGTCTTTGCCGAGTGTCAGCTTCGCACGTTGACATGTCGTGCAAAGCTATGTCGGTTTTTAGCTTTCGCAGGGATTTTACACCGTAAACCCGTTTTGCAGCCGCGAGAGTTGCACTCGCAGGGCAACGCGTATGCCCAACTGTCAGCCGCATGGAGCGAGGCGTATCGTTATCACCCCGCAGACGTCCGATTTCCACGGAAGGATAACGTGTACTTTGTTTCCCCATCGGCCAGCAGCCAGAATCGAACTGGCGCCGTTCATACGCTACAAGAGCGTTGCTCTTTCCAACGTGAGCTTTGCTGGCATATGTGCGGCGGTTATACTCGCGGTACTTCGTTGCGCAAAGCAACGTGTCGCTTAGCTTCGCCGCCGCATTGTAACTTCTACCGCAGGAGATCAACCCTGCGGGCAACCGTATTGATTGCCGTCAACCATCCATCACGCTGGATTGGCAAGGGCGCTGGTCTTTGCCAAGTGTCAGCTTCGCATGTTGACATGTCATACAAAGCTATGTTTTTAGGGCCTCCACGGTCTTTGGTGGCTGTCAGCCCATATCTCTGCACGGGTTTTGGGCTTACCCGTCTTTTGCTCCACTGGGGACTTGAACCCCACCATGTTCTCGTTTAAGCAGAGCATAATGCGCGCTTGCCGCTACTTAAATGGGCGTTCCGCAGGTTACGTCAAAGTGTGGGGCATATTTGCGGCCTGCTGGAGTCGAACCAGCGTCTGAGTTATTGGGATACCGACCGCCGCATATCTTAGGGCGCATTGACTTATCAACACGCCCCGACGCACTCCGAAAAGATACGCCTCGTTCCGCCTACAATGATACCACAAAATTATCGTTTTGTCAATAGTATTTCTGTTTTGTTAATGCAGGATGCTTTACTTTATACCGTTTGTATAAAGCAGCTACTGTTCTGAACATTTGCTAAATTGTAGTTCATGCCATTGAGCATCTCCCTTCAGGCTTGCGGGCGTAGGCAATCCACGTTTTGCCGTAACTATCAAAATTGCAAGCTCCAGTGAAATCAAGTGTTGCTGGCCTGCTTGATGTAGCATTCACCAGCATCCAACCATTTACTTCAGTGCCAAGCGATCGCTTGCCAGTTGCCCATACAGGCTTATGGTTCATGCATTTTAGTTGTTCCAGCGTCAGCGGTTTGTTTCCCGGTTTGGCGCGGCGGTTCCATGCTTTTGCGGCTTCATTGTCATTAAGGCATCCATCCGTTCTGGCGTAGCATCCATCATTTGCGCAAAGCACATATGAAAATCCATCCGCATTGTGCCGAATTTCTGGCTTACGTCCACAAAACGGGCACGCTTTCAGTTCTTCACTCATTCTGTTCACGAATCCTTTCTGCAATATCATCGAATACGACCGGAATTTTCGCTTGTAATTCATGCAATAGTGGTACCATAAGTTCTCGAATTTGAGGGTGGGCGCGCTTATTGCACCGTAATTTTAATATATGGCGAATTTCTCTCAAATTCGCGGTACAAACAACTTCTGTTTTCAAGCTGTTCGGTAGTACGGAGCGGGCTTCTTCGGGCGTTGCACCAGCCTTTAACATATCAAAATAAAACGTTTCTGCGTGTTGCATGGCATTGTACCATGCAAAGTCTTTGTGCGTGAATCCCCTTGACGCGCATGGAATTTCTTCTTCCATATCCAAATAAGTCATGTCGCTCAAAAAGCAAGGCTGAATCACAGTAATTTCATTGCCAAATCCGTCCTTTGAGTAGTTGCAGTACCTTGTACTTTCCTGGCAGTTGTGTACAACGATACTATTTGCGACATAATTATGATATGGCTCTTCCATTGTAATATCATAGACTGGCTCAGCACCTAATTCTTGAATGGACACTATTTTGTCTTTGAATACTCCTATTGCTCCGTCATGATGCCATAAGTGGTGACAGTGCGGGCAAAGTTGCATCACATTCTCTGCGGAATTATCCGTTGGGTTTTTGTTTTTGTGATGGATTTCAATATTGCTTGTAGAACCGCACCATTCACATTGATTACGCTCTAAATGTCTAACGCTTTCTTGATATCCAGCTTGTTTAGTTACAAAGTTGCGGTCTTGAATGTAAGCTGGGTTATTTTTGCCAGTCATTTTTTTTGAAATGTTTTCTCGCTGCTCTTTCGTAAACATTCCCTTGTTCCCGTGTCCGGGATGCCTGTTTGGCCTATCAGACCAAGGCTTTTTTATTCCAAATTTTTTGAACGCCTTGTAAACATACGATTCACAGCATCCTATAAAATCAGCTGTTTCCTTCCTGGTATGATTTTCAGTTAAATAATAGTTACGCAACCAATCTTCATTTTCCAAGAGTTCCTTACCGTTTGAATATATATAATCTCCTGCCGATAGGTCTTTAAGCTCAGTGTACCCATTTGGAGTATAAATTCTATGGTCTGCTGTGCATTTAAGCGCTCTACCACTTTCTGTAATGACTTTTAAAATCGGTTTAATGCCCATATATGTAATTTTTTTGATATGGTTTGGGACAATAATATTTGTGGCTTCATCAACGCTTCTCGCCTTAATAAGTTGCAATCTTCCTTTACGCTTCACGTCAAACTGCCAATCAAATAACTCTTTAACCGTCCACGATTTTTGAGCCATTGAGCGAATTACAGTATCTCCAGAAACGCAAAATGCGGCGATTCTGTGTCTTACAAGCTCATGTGATACGCCCCGGTCGCAGATAAAGCGAACGGTAATGGAAACATGCTCCAAAACGCTCTCGTCGCCCAGCTCAATAATTTTCTTGACGAATGGTGCGGCGCTCGTTTCGGTTATGCGATCTTCCGATTTATGCGAAACCCTGCCGATCAATTCCAGTTTTTTTAGGATTGCTTGCCCGTCAATCGGGTCCATGATTTCATAACTTGGCTTTATAATTTTCATGATTTTTCTCCTTCCAGATTACGGCCGCCTAATTGCTCCTGAAGCGGTGAAAATATTGGCGAAAGACCCAGACCTCTATTTATGGAATAAATTGGCTTACCAGCTGTCTTTGCCGCCGCATACTCCATGCAACAGCCTTTTGATTCCTGCCAACTGCCGCCCTGATAATCTGAACAAAGTAGCAACTCGTCGCATCTGCTCAACATTTCAAGGCAATGCTCCATTCCCTGTATGTAAGGGATGTCGTTGTAGTAGAATCCTGTGGCTTGCAGGGGAGACAGAAAAACTGTCTCCGGAAACTTTTTTACAAGCCGCTTTACCATCTGCTTTGCATCTTCGACGTTATTTTCGTCGCCACCATAAGGATGTGCCAGATAAACTGCTATCATGATTTTTCCCTCTTCTGCGCAAATGGTAAGTCAATCATTTCCGGCTTATGCTCGTGTGTCCAGATAGCGCAAAGCATATTCCAAAGAAATGCCCGGTCGTGCTTTTCGTCGTCCCAGCCGGCACGAAATTTAAGATAGTGCCGTACTCCGCTGTCTATGTAGCAATGGAGCGGTATGCCCTTTTCCCAGTTACGTTCCGAATATTTGGCGGCTCCTGCCTCATAATGTTTTGCGACGTCAAGCATCCAGTCGGCATAATCATTATTGCCGCGAGAATTTGGAAAATCGTCCATGAAGCGGACGGCTGCGCGATAAAGACAATTATCGTCGCCCCCGCGAATGTAATCGTTTATTTGAAATAAAACTTCATCGTACTCAACCGGATTGCCTAATGTAAACATCTTTGCCAGCACGTCGAGGGGGAGAAGGTCGCAGCGGCCTTTCCCTTCTGCAATGTCCCGAACTGCGCCAGTGCCAAACGACCGGCGCAATCCACTGTCTTTTACGGTTTCTGTCATATGCTTTTTCTCCCATTCTTCAAATTTCATTTTGAAAGTCCCCCGTCATTCGCTTTTTTCAACCAATTTCAAGGCCTTGCAGGCGCTTTCTACCCGCAGGAGTATAGTTTTAAGCTCCCCTATAGATACCGGCCTTGTAGCCTTTGAAATTTCATCCTTTTCATACCGATCTGCGTACAGGTCAAGGGCGCTTCCCAATGATGAACAGTATCCCAGTGTAACATCGCGCAGCTTCCCGGCGTTTTTTGACGGCTGCCCGTTTTTGCAAACCGGCGCGGTTTTGACGTGCTTTTTCAGCATCCAGTTATAATCGTCAACTTCAATAAAGTATGTACCATCAATTTCTATGCGCTTGTTCATTCAATGCCTCCCCGCCTTTTGCACTCTCCATGTATGCAATATTCAGCTCATGATACGGCTTTTCAAGACTTTTTGTTATCTTCCCTCCCCGGTCTGCCCTCATGACGAAGATCTCTTTAGAACCGTCGTCATTCTGGAACGTGAAGCGGAGCCATGGATGTTTTGGCTTGCTTAAAGAGTCAGCGGCAAAAGCAAGCATGCATATTGCCAGTGTCGCAAAACTTATACCAATGCTGCTTGAACAAAAAGTCTCTCCCCGGAACGCTGCAACGGATAAAAGAATTTCAAGCGCCATCGCCACCAGCGCAATAACTCCAAAAACCTTATTGATTATTTTCATGATGATTTTTCCTTTCTTCTTCTAGGCATGTGCACCATATACCGACACCATCTTTTCCCGTCCTTGTGAACATTGAAACAACCATGCTTGTCTGCCATTTCTGGGCATACAAAACACGAATGATATGTACAGTAAAGAGAGTCTTTCATGGATTACCCCGCTTTCAACCGGACAGGAAGAACTAAAAACACGAACGAGTCTCCGCTGTTCGGTAAAACCACCATGGGAGAAAGTGGGCCGTTCAGTTGCAGCCGTACTTCGTCGCAACCGGCATTCCGAAGGGCATCTGACAAATATTTATGGTTGAATCCAATTAGCAGATCATCGCCTGAAATATTAGCATCCAGCGTATCGCTTGCTGCACCAATGGATGTTGCGCATGACAAGCCAATCTGCCCATTCCCAACGTGCATTTTGATGGGGCTTCTCAAATGCTCCGAAACGACAAGCGCTACCCTGTTTACGCTTTCTACAAGCGTGCGTACGTCAACTTTAATTTCCGTTGCGTGGGATTTTGGGATTGCCCCCTCATAGTCCAAAAACTCGCCCTCCAAAAGCCGCGTAAAAATCTCATAGTTGCCGATCATAAATGCTGCGTGGCGAAGCCCGATTGAAATGTCAACCGCCTTGTCTCCGCTTTCATCAAGCAAACTTGATATTTCCAAAAGTGCCTTTTTAGGCACAACGCAGTCGAACGGTTGGCCGTGATAGTCAATTGATTCATGACATTTTGCCAGTCTATAGCCATCAACACCAACCATGGTTAAGCCGCCGTCCTCCACTTTAAACAGCGCTCCGGTATAAATAGGCTTTGCAGCATCGTCCGCGACCGCAAAAATTGTTTGCTGGATCATTTCTTTAAAAACTGCCTGTGGGATTGAAATGGCGCTTTTTTCGTCGATTTTGGGAAGCTCCGGAAATTTATCGGCTGGAATATAAACAAGCTGGAACTCAGAATCGCCGCTTTTAATCGTAACGGTGCTTTTCTTGTCTGCCTGAATCGTTGTTAAAGCATTCGGGAGCTTTTTCACTATATTGCAGAGCATTTTAGCGTCCAGAACGACGGAGCCATCCTCTTCACTGCCTCCCTTAGATTCGAGCATCGTTGTAATGCCAAGTTCAAGGTTGTATCCGCACAAACGGACCTCTTTCCCCTTTATGTCAATTTTTATTCCTTCAAGAGCTGGGATGCTCGCTTTTGTAGCCGCCGCTCTTGAAACGGTGTTGCAAGCCCTTGAAAGCTCTTTTGTATCACAAGTAAATTTCATTTTGAATTGCTCCTTCCTTTCAGCGCCTCTTTAGCGCTTTGTCTGCTCCAAAATAAGTTCCGAAAATCCCATGCTTTTTGGCGCTGTAAGCAACTTTATTTGTTCTTCCGTTAAAGGGATGTCACGGGTGATAGCGTAATCTGTGTAATGATTTTCACCAACTTGCGCAGAACCTCTAAAAATCGCTGTCAATTTCATTTCTCCGCCTCCTGCGTTTCGTGCGTCTGCTCGGCCTGCTGTTCTTCCCACTCTTTCAAACATCCAGCCCCGGCGTGGCACACATTATTTGCGTCACGCCATGAGCAGGAGAGTGCTGTGCAGACATATCCTTTTGGGGTTCTTCTCAAATATTTTGGCGGCTGGTTGATAAGGCCGCCGACCGGCATGTCAAGCGTGTCGGCAATTTCTATCAGTCTGCCGAGTCTCGGCACTTCAAGGTTCCGCTCCAAACGTGAATAGTATTGAGCGGAGCATCCAATCTTTTCTGCCATCTCCGCCCTTGACAGGTGGAGAGACAGGCGCTTATTTTTTAAACGATTGCCTATCATAAATGTGTCCTCCAATCATGTACGTTTTGTATATTCCATACATCGGTATTCATGGCCGCCTCCTAGAACGGAAGATCATCATCTGTTGGAACTTCTTCAAAGCTCCCCGATTTTCCTGTTTTGGCTTTCGGTGTCGATCCATCGTCTGCCGAATAGGGATTAGCATCCGCAGCATTGCCAGTTTCATTGCTGCCCTGCTCTTTTTTAGATCCGCAAAAGCTCGCTTGATTGACATTCACGGAGAAGCTCTTTCGCTTATTGCCGTCTCTGCCTGTGTAAGTTCCTGTTTGGATAGAGCCGGTAATGGCAATCATTTGACCCTTTTTGAAGTATTTTGCAATGAATTCCCCTGTGTTGCGCCATGCCGTGCAGTCAATAAAGTCCGTCTGCCGTTCTGAACCGGCTTTGCAGTATGAGCGATCAACTGCCAACGTAAAATTGGCAACCGAATTTCCGCTCTGTGTCTGCTTCAACTCAGGGTCCGCGACGAGGCGTCCCATTTCAACAACTTCATTTATCATTCAAATCCCCCATTAAATCATCAATCATTTTCGCCACGTCGTAGCGAAAGTTGGTTTTTAGCTTCCTTGTCCTCACTTCAAACCCGGCCTGCTCAATCTCCGCAATGTTGGCGGATTTCTTCTTGCTTGCATCCACAAGATTATTCCAGTCGTTGATATGTACTGAAAAGCACCGCTCCACATCAGGGAAGAAAATCACCAGAGCCGGAATAATGAACGGGAATTTTGCCGCTGCCGTAAGCTGCTCAATCTGGTTTTTACGGATGCAGTTAAACGGAATACTCTTTCCTTTATGTGATTTCAGTTCGCAAATGAACAACGTGCGGTTCCCGAAGATGATGCAATCGGCCATGTTACTTTGTTGGAACCGGATATTGCTCCCGTCCCCGCCGCCGTAGAAAGAAGCTGTGCTATCCCGCAGCCGGTAATAAAACACATCTTGCGGAATTGAAGCCTTGAAATTCTTCTCGAAGATTTTACCTGAGTTCATGTATTTCCTCTTTTAAGGTCTGGCGGCGGATAATCACCGCACAAGCCAATCATTTCAACTCGTCGAGAACCTTTGCCAGCTCTCCAACGGTTTCGTCAGTGACTTCGTTCAAGGTAGCATAGCCGCCTAGTTTCAAAGCCTGCTGTACCTTGTCGGCGCCGTACTTTTTGAGAAGTGCGGCCTGCTGCTCACCGGAAAGAGGCTTTGCAACCGGCTCTGGCTCGTTGTCAACGTACTCAACGGATTCCTCGCCG